TAACCCGCTCAAATCGGATTTTTACGGAAAATTTACACCCGATCAATTAAATGAATGGTGCGGTATTATTCCCGATTTTTTCGCTAGTGCTGTTATGGCTTGCGAGCCAGATATAAGCAAGGCAGACAAAAACGAAAAAACAGATATTGTCAGCGGTAATATGGACAGTTTTGATTTGCGTTTAATCGCTCTTAACAAGGTTGCCTTGTCAATGGATGACGAATACGGTTGCGGCGGGTTCGGATCGTCGGTTATGAAAACTAAACCTAACATATTGGGCCGAATTATTGGGACCGACGGCGAGCCAGATCTGGACCCGCTCGGCGAGTTTCATTACAAATTTTTACAATTATTTGTTTACGAGTATGGAATGGTTGCATTGCGTATCTCTGGAAAGCCAGACACTGTAAAATTCTCGAGGTTCGATTAATGCCAGACATTACTTGTAGCCATTGCGGCGAACCTTGGGATATTTACGAATTGCACGATTTGCGAGATCCTGACACAGAAAAGAAAAGAACGTTTAAGGAAGCAACGGCACTATTTGCAAAATACGGTTGCGGCGCGTTTAATACCTTTTCGCCGCCTTCGAAGTGTTCAAATCCAGTTTACGACGAAGACGCCGCATTGCGGGCGTTTGTTAATCAAGAACTGTCTGAATACGCCGACGACTGGATAGAATAAAATAAACTTGCACAATATCGCATATTATCGCATTATGGGCGGGCGGGTAATTCCGCCCGCTTTTTTTATGAGGTAAACAATGGAAAATTTAAATGAAAACCAATTAAGAATGATTAAGGAAGGTTTAAATTACCTTCCCCTCTCAAGATCTACAGTTTTAGAAACTTTCCAAGATAAAATGGATTTAATAAATTTAAGGCATCAAATCAAAGAACAGGAAGCAAACTTGAAAGTGAAGGTTGATTGATCGATGCCAGATACAAAAATTAAAATGGAACCCGTGCAATTGTTTAACACTCCAGAAAACTGGGGTGAGTTGAATAAATGGATTGAATTACATTCCGATGGTATCGAGCGGATGCACGTTATGACAGCCGCCTATATGGCGTGGAACTTGGCTTGTAAGATCGTTAATGATGAAGATAAGCCGTTACCTAAAACTATGAAGGGTGTAGACCCGCATATATTCTCAATCGACGATTAAACTAATCCACATATAAAACTAATCAGCCCGCCGTTGTGCGGGCTTTTTATTTGCGTTTAATACTTGCCGCGACCCGCCGCCCGCCGTGCCCGCCAAACGTACCGCGACCCGCGAACCGCGGCACTGGGTCGACGGTTCGGGATCCGCGGGAAATTCCCAGACAATCGAAATTGTTGGACCGCGGTCCACGTTTCCTGATCCCCCTGGCATTTTTTTTGCCGGGTCCCTTCCGATATCGGGTCAAGTTTTATGCAGCAAAATCAGAGATTTGCGCCCAAATTTTCGCGGCCCGTGGCCTTGTGGCACAAGAGCATGGGCCATGTTTCTCGCAAATATTTATTTGCAAAATTGAACGAGATGTAAGTATATGATATATATCGCATAAAATCGTTTAGGGTCCCAGATTATGAGTGTTCAGGCAAGTTCAGTAGAAGATAGGCTTTTGAAGCTTCAATTGAGGCTCGCGCAGCTTGAAAAGCAGGAATCTTGCCGTGAAAATTTTTTGGATTTTGTGCAAACAATGTGGCCGGATTTTATCTCTGGACGCCATCATCGAATTATAGCTGAAAAATTAGAGCGTGTTGCGAGGGGTGAACTCAAGAGATTGATCATCAATATGGCACCGCGGCACACGAAGTCTGAGTTCGCATCTTTCTTGTTTCCTGCGTGGATGATGGGCAAGAATCCTGGGATGAAAATCATCCAGGCGACGCACACGACGGAGCTAGCCGTTAACTTTGGACGGAAGACAAAGAACCTGATTGACAGTGACGAGTTCAAGACTGTTTTTCCTGAAGTGAAGTTGGCTGCGGATTCGAAAGCTTCTGGTCGGTGGGACACGAGCCGTGGCGGGATGTACTATGCTGTTGGTGTGGGATCGAACTTAGCGGGACGTGGTGGTGATTTGGTGATTATTGATGATCCGCATTCGGAGCAGACGGCGATGAGTAACAGTGGTTTTGACGATGCGTGGGATTGGTATACTGGGGGTCCCCGACAGAGGTTACAGCCGGGTGGTAGTATTGTGTTAGTTCAGACTCGTTGGTCGGAGAAGGACATGACGGGTCAGTTGTTACGGGCGATGGCGAAGGATGAGTTAGCGGATCAGTGGGAGGTTGTAGAGTTACCTGCGATATTTGATGACGGGACATCGTGTTGGCCTGAGTTCTGGAGTCTTGAGGATTTGACCGCGGTCCGCGCATCTATACCTCCGAGCAAATGGAATGCGCAATATCAGCAGAGGCCGACGGGTGAAGAGAATGCGATTATCAAGCGCGAGTGGTGGAACAAGTGGGAGAAGGAGAGTGTTCCGCAGTTGGAGTATGTGATTCAGAGTTACGATACGGCGTTTAGTAAGAGGGAGACGGCGGACTATAGCGCGATAACAACGTGGGGTGTATTTTATCCGAATGAGGGTGGAAGCGGACCTAATTTGATATTGTTGGATTCGAAGAAGGGTCGGTGGGAGTTTCCTGAGTTAAAAGCGATTGCGTTTGAGGAGTATGAGTTCTGGGACCCCGACACCGTCATTGTGGAGGCCAAGGCGAGTGGGATGCCCTTGACGCATGAATTGCGAAGTATGGGGATTCCTGTAGTGAATTTTACACCGAGCCGTGGTAATGATAAGGTAACGAGGGTGCACAGTGTGAGTCCATTATTTGAGGCGGGCATGGTTTGGGCACCTGACACATCGTTTGCGGACGAGATGATAGAGGAGGTTGCTGCGTTTCCAAATGGTGAGCATGATGACCTTGTAGATAGCATGACACAGGCGTTAATGAGGTATCGACAAGGAAATTTTGTACAATTACCAACAGATGATTGGCAAGACGGTGAAGAATCTGCTAGGATACGAGCATATTATTGATTGGAGTAATTCATGGCTAGAGAACCAATTGCAGGATTAGTGGTCCCTTCTCAGATGGAAGAGGACGATTTAAGAGCGGAAGTAGAGCTTGAGATACCGGACTCTGGTCAGGAACCGTTGCTCACGGAACTTGGTGATGAGATAGAGATTATTGAGGAAGAGGGTGGTGATGTTGTTGTAGACTTCGAGCCGGGTGCAGAGAGCATGGGTGATGTTGGTTTTAGCGACAACTTAGCGGAGGTTTTGTCGGACAGTGAGTTAGCTAGGATCTCTGGGGACTTGGTTAGCGAGTTTGAAAGTAACAAAGCGTCCCGGCAGGAATGGGAGGATACTTATTCAAACGGGTTAGAGCTTCTTGGTTTTAGTTACGAGGACAGAACGCAGCCGTTTCGTGGAGCCTCTGGTGTGACTCATCCGTTGTTGGCGGAGGCTGCGACGCAGTTTCAGGCGCAGGCATTTAACGAATTATTGCCGCCGTCCGGTCCTGTACGAACTGTTGTTATGGGCAAGGAGGATCGTGCAAAGATCGATCAGGCCGAGCGCGTGAAGCAGTTTATGAATTACTATTTGACTAATGTCATGGAGGATTACACGCCGGACATGGATCAGATGCTGTTTTATCTGCCGTTGGCGGGTAGCACGTTTAAGAAAGTGTATTACGATGACAATCTGGGTCGGATTGTATCCAAGTTTGTGCCTGCGGAGAATCTTGTGGTTCCTTACGAGACCTCGGATTTAGAGACATGTCCGAACGTAACGCAGGTTGTAAAGATGGATTTAAACGATTTGCGTAAAATGCAGGTCGGAGGTTTTTATTTAGATATACCTGTCATACCTGCGCAGCAGGATATGGACTCTGTCACGGAAGAAGTGAACAGAATTGGTGGCTTTGAGCCGTCACAGATTGATTATGACTGTACTTTGTTGGAATGCCACGTTGATTTGGACCTTGAGGGTTTTGAGGATGTAGGACAAGATGGCGAGCCAACGGGCATAAAATTGCCTTATGTGGTGACAATTTCGCAGGATAACGGGCAGATATTGTCGATTCGGCGAAATTATCGTGAAGAGGACTCTTTGCGTAAGAAAATCAACTATTTTGTGCATTACAAGTTTTTGCCAGGTTTTGGTTTTTACGGTTTGGGTTTAATTCACACGATTGGTGGTCTGTCTAGGACTGCCACGGCGGCACTGAGGCAGTTGATCGATGCAGGCACGTTGTCCAATCTCCCGGCGGGTTTCAAGGCCCGCGGACTGCGTATCAGAGATGATGACGATCCTCTTCAGCCCGGAGAGTTCCGTGACGTGGACGCACCGGGTGGGGCTATTAGAGATAGCCTCATGCCGCTTCCTTTTAAGGGTCCCGATCAGACACTGTTTAATTTACTAGGATTTGTTGTTCAGGCGGGTCAGCGGTTCGCGACCATTACAGATATGAAGGTTGGGGACGGTAATCAGCAAGCTGCTGTTGGTACAACAATAGCAATGTTGGAGCAGGGTTCGCGGGTCATGAGTGCTGTGCATAAAAGGTTGCACTATGCGATGCGTCAGGAGTTTAAGATACTTGCGCGGGTTATGTCGGAGTTTTTACCGCAGGAGTATCCGTATAGTATCGAGGGCAGTGATCAGGCGGTCATGGCGAGTGACTTTGATGACCGTGTAGATGTTATACCTGTATCAAATCCGAATGTATTTAGTCAGGCGCAGCGGATAGCGTTAGCTCAAACTAAGTTACAATTGGCGGCTCAAGCGCCAGAGATGCATAACATGCACGAGGTGTTTAGGGATATGTATGAGGCCTTGGGTGTGACAGACACCGACAGGATATTGAAATCAATGCCGGACGAGGAGCCGTTACCCACGGACCCCGCACAAGAAAACATCAACGCACTGGACAACATGCAACTGTTTGCATTTCAGGGTCAGAATCACCAGGCGCATATTATGTCTCATTTGGTATTTGGCGCGAGTCCAATGGTTGCTCAAATGCCACCTGTTGCCTTAAGTGTTCAAAAGCACGTCATGGAACATGTGAAGATTGCGGCGCAAGAGCAGGCGATGGCACAAATGTCACAAATGGGTCCGATGGATGCAGATCAGCAGGATTTACAATTCGAGGCATTAGTGGCACAGTTTGTGGCAGAGGGTATGCAGCAGGCAAAAGCTTTGTCAGCACAGGTCTCTGGTGCAAATCAGCCAGATCCGCTAGTAAAGTTGAAAGAGCAAGAGTTACAGATACGGGCACAGTCAGAGCAAACGGATGCTCAACTGGACCAACAGAAATTGCAGCTTGATGCGCAGAATCAGCAGATGCGCAGTGAGCAGTTTGATAAGCGCCTAGAAAGTCAGGAAAGACAGACTGCGGCGCGTATTGATAGTGCAATGCAAAGAGAACTACTTAAACAAAGGGGAAAGTAAAATGTCCAAGGTTAAAATTGTAGTAAACACGCCTACAAAAGCTCCCAAGCCTGAGACAGTCGGAAAGCCTAAAACACCTCCGATGGCGGGTGACACCTACAAAAAGGTGAAAACTCGTGGTACTGGCGCAGCTATTAAGGGCACGACACACATGGGTGTCTAACCCATATGGATCCAGTTAGTTGCGTTGCCCTAGCGACAGGGGCGTACAAGACGCTTCGTGCGGCTATTTCTACGGGCAAGGATTTACAAGATATGACGGGAACTTTATCCCAATGGGGCAAAGCTTTCTCTGATTTTGCTAATCTCGAAGAGCGTGAGAAAAATCCTCCGTTTTGGAAGAAGACGTTTAGGGGGTCTGATGAAGAAACAGCCCTAGAAATTTTTGCTCAAAAGAAAAAAATGGAACAAATGAGAGCGGAAATAAAAGATCATATTTCTTGGAACTATGGCCCCAGTGCGTGGAAAGAAGTCCTGCAAATAGAAGCAGATATGCGGCGAAGACGAAAACAAGAGTTGTATAAAAAGCAGGAGCGAATAGATGCGGCTATTAATTTTACTATTGGGTTTATTCTTTTTGTCGTCAGTGGTGGTATCTTGTTCTGCGTTTTCTATTTCATCGGCAAATGGCAAGGACGTTGGTAATCATGTGGGTGCTATTATGGTTACAATTAGTGAGTGGAACTTTTGATCACTACCATGTAGATAGTTACTCCAGTGAAGAAGCCTGCAAAGCAGCACAAAAAGAAGCAAAAGTTCTTGTCACAAACCAAAACTCTAAAGTGGTATGTATTAAAATAGAACGGTGATTTTAGTTGAGCGGCGCGGAAAATACATATTGTATGACAAAAACGGAAAAGTGGTTATAATAACTCGTGATAAAAGAATTATCATGGCATACGTGAGGTCAAAGAAGTGACGGAGTTTGAGAAAGCAGATTTAAATAACAACGGCGTTATAGAGAAAGCAGAGTGGAATAAACTTGCCTTAGAAGATCGCAGGCTTGAGATGGTTGACAGGGATCTGAAGCGTAACGCAGAACGTAGGTTTACGGGTTTTGCTTTGGCAGGAATGCTTATTTATCCGTTTATCATATTGTTGGCTAGTGTACTGGGTTTTGACAAGGCGGCGAGCCTTATCACAGATATTGCAAGTGTATATGTTATTGCCGCAAGCGGCGTGGTTGCTGCTTTCATGGGATTTAACGCCTACAGCGCAAAAGCTGAAAGTAAAAAAACAAGCATTCAGATGGAGGGAGACTGATGCTAGATTTAATAGGAAAACTGGTTGATCCAGTAAGTAATATTCTTGACAAGGTAGTAGAAGACAAAGATCAAAAGGCTAGATTAGCTCACGAAATTGCAACCATGGCTGAGAAAAACTCTCAAGCCCTTATGATGCAACAACTGAAGATTTTGCAAGCCGATGCTCAAGGAAATTGGTTTCAAGCATCGTGGCGACCCCTTATTGGTTGGATTTGCGGGATCTCTCTTGGTATAAATTATATGATCGCCCCAATTGCTTTGGGCTTTGGTTTTGAAATTCCACAGGCAGATATGTCAGTAATGATGCCCTTGTTGTTGGGTATGCTTGGTATTGGTGGTATGAGATCATTTGATAAGTTAAAGAAAACGGATAGTAAAAAATGAAATACATGAAAGATATAGTGGTATTAGTTATGGCTATTGGTTTAATGGGCATACTTGCACTAATTGTTTATGACGAGTTTGCTATGGCAAACGCTCATGGTGGTGAATTGGATGAAAACATCATAGGTTTGCTGCAAATGAGCATGACAGGTGTTATTGGCGTAGTCGGCGGTTATGTAGGTGGCAAATCAAATGGCTGATTTAAAGATTCCAGTGGCCCTGGTTTTTGCTATGGCTGTGCAATTAGTTGGTTTGGTGTGGTATATAAGCAACATAGTCCATGATATTGAACACTTAAAAAAAACGGTATCAACCCAAGATGAAATGATACGTCTCATGGATCAAGATTTGGATGATTTGTGGTATTTCTGTACTTTTACTGAAAACAAATGGGCTGAGTCATATACAAATGATATGACTTATCAAAGAGTTTGTGGAACAAAAGAGGTTGTAGATGAGTGAAGCACTTAAATCGTTACAGGAAAAAATAGGTTCAAACCCGGATGGTGCTTTTGGACCTAATACCGCTAAAGCAATTTGTAATCATTATGCTTTAAACCCAGAGCGTGGCGCACATTTTTTGGGTCAATTAGTACATGAAAGTGGAACTTTTCGTTATGTTGAGGAAAATTTAAATTATTCGAAAGAATCTATTCTTAAAGTTTTTGGAAAATACTTTCCAACTGAGGGGGAGGCAGAAAAATGCGCTCGAAACCCTCAAGCTTTAGCAGATAAAGTTTATGGCGGTAGAATGGGTAATGAAGGACAGGGATATTTGTGGCGAGGCCGCGGATTTTTGCAATGCACTGGCAAAAATAACTACTCTCAGTTTGCCGCAGATATGGATTTGCCTGAAATTATGAAAGATCCTGATTTGGTGGCTACAAAGTACCCTATGGAAAGTGCGATTTGGTTCTTTCACAGAAACAAGTTGTGGGAAATTTGTGACGAAGGCGTCAATGAAGAAACCATTAAAACGATTACCAAAAAAGTGAACGGTGGATATAATGGTTTGAAGCACCGCAAAGAAGAAACCCAAAAAATATATAAGTGGTTTAATATATAATTGCATATTATCTTAAAATATCTTAGCATTTCTCATATAAGAAAAGGTGGGAATATCTAAGAATGGATGAGATATATGTTGCGGAGGCTGTTTTTCGCATTATAAAAGAAAGAAGACAAGGTGTTGTTGACCTGATGCAGTTTGGCAACGTCGCGTCGATGGAGCAATATCGTGAGCTTATGGGCAACATGGAAGCCTTAAATCACGTGGAACAGGAACTCAAGGGCCTGCTAGATAAACAGGAGCGAAGTAATGACTGAGAGCGCAAAAGTTGATTTAACTGAAGTAAAAGAGGCCGTCGCAAGTCTCGGAGATGCTTACAAAGAGCCAACAGTTAAAGTTTTAGACCCAGAAGCCATAGGCGGGTCACTTCTAGATAGGATGCCTAACCCCACAGGATGGAGAATTTTAGTTTTACCCTACCGCGGTAAGGGAAAAACTGAAGGTGGCATATTCTTGCCCGATTCTGCTGTAGAACAGCAGCAAATTTCAACGCAAGTCGGCTATGTACTGAAAGTCGGACCGTTAGCATATCAAGACCCAGAGAAATTTCCCTCTGGCCCTTGGTGCGCGGAGAAAGAATGGGTGATGTTTGCAAGATATGCAGGATCACGCTTTGCCATTGATGGCGGGGAAGTTCGTATATTAAATGATGACGAGATTTTGGCTCGAATTAACGATCCAGAAGACATTTTGCATTACTAGGAGGATTTTATGGCAGAAGAACAGGCTCAATTAGAGATGGAGATGGAGGCTGATACAGAAGTAGAAGTTGAAGCGCCGGAGCAAGAAGCAGAATCAGAAAACGTAGAGGTTGTTCAAGAGGATCAGTTTGAAAAAGCTGAAAGCTCTACTCAAAAGCGTATCGACAGGCTCACAAAAAAAATGCGTGAGGCACAACGTCGCGAAGAGGAAGCAATTAACTATGCAAAGCAGGTTCAAGAAGAGGCTACGAAATTAAAGGAAAGATTTAGTGCCTTAGATAGTAATTATGTTACCGAGTACACTAATAGAGTGTCTACTCAGATGGAGCAAACGGAAAAAGAATTAGCCAGAGCAATGGAGTTGGGAGATACAGCAGCCGTTGTAGAAGCTAATAAGAAAATGATTGCGTTATCTGCGGAAAATGAACGTGCCAATCAAGCTAAATTAGCGCAGGAAAGACAACAGCAGCAGGCAGAACAGCAACAAGCTGCACCGCAGCAAACGCAAGCTGCACCGCAGCAACAAATTAAACGTCCAGATCCAAAAGCTCAAGATTGGGCTTCTCGAAATGAATGGTTTGGGCAGGATGAAGCCAAAACTTTTGCAGCTTTTGGCATTCATAAGAAGCTTGTGGAGGACGAAGGGTTTGACCCCACGAGCGATGAGTACTATACTGAGCTTGATCGCCGCATTTCCGATACGTTTGGAGGTGAAGCGAAAAGCGCAAGCAAACGACCCGCTCAGACGGTTGCAGGCGTATCAAGATCTAATTCTGGGCGCAGCAGTGGGAAAAAGGTTAGACTCACCCCTAGCCAAGTCGCAATCGCGAAAAAATTGGGTGTGCCGCTAGAAGAATATGCGAAATACGTGAAGGAGTAGCATAATGACTGATAATACAAACGATTCAATCAAGCGTACTTCTCGCGCTAACCAAACAAGGGAAAAAACGGCGCAAAGGCGTCCGTGGGCACCCCCGTCAATGTTAGATGCACCACCTGCCCCTGATGGGTTTGCGCATCGTTGGATTCGAGCCGAAACGCGAGGATTTGATGATACAAAAAACATCAGTGCTAAAATGCGGGAAGGTTGGGAACTTGTCCGAAAGGACGAATATCCTGACTTCGAAGCTCCTATTATAGAATCAGGTAAATATGAAGGTGTGTTTGGAGTAGGCGGACTGATACTTGCTCGGATTCCAGTTGAGACGGTTCAGGAGAGATCGGATTATTTTAATAATAAATCTAGAGATCAAATGGATGCAGTTGACTACGACATGATGAGAGAGAATCAACATTCAACCATGACGATCAATAAACCTGATCGTCAATCTCGTGTAACCTTCGGTGGCCCTCGTAGAAGTTAGGGTCGCCCCTTAAGGAGAAAACTAAAATGGCAAATCAAGATACCGCCTTTGGTTTACGTCCTATCGGGCTTGTTGGAAACGGTGTAAATTCTACTGGGGTAACTCAGTACGAAGTCGCTTCTAACAACACCAATCCAATCTTCCAATTTTCATTATGTGTGCCAACTGCGGCAGGCGTAATTGATCATGCGGGAGCTACAAGTGGGGGTACAACTCCTGCTCTTGGTGTTCTGATGGGCGTAGAGTACGTTGACTCAGTTTCAAAAAAACCAACCTTTATTAATCATTGGCCTGGTTCAAACAACGTTAGCGTAGATACTAACCACCCTGTTAAAGCTTTTGTAGCTGACAATCCAAATCAGTTGTATAAAGTTGCAACTGACGCAACGATTACAGATCGTGCGACAGCCCTTACGGCTGTTTTTGCAAATGCGTCTTTAGGCACATCTGCACGTACTGGTTCAACCAATACGGGTAATTCAAACTCAGCACTGAGTGTATCTTCTATCAACACTACAGCGACACTACCGTTGCGTATTGTTGGCATCATGGATGATGAAGCAAACAGTGATTTCACTGCTGCGGGTATTCCATTGATCGTTAGAATTAACGCTCATTTCAATGCAACCACGTCGCGGTTTGATTCACAAACCAATGCGACCTCAACAGGCATATAAGGAGAGCGTAGTATGGCTATATCACGCGCACAACTAGCAAAAGAGCTAGAACCTGGCCTAAATGCATTGTTTGGGTTAGAGTACAATCGTTACGAGAACGAGCATTCTGAAATCTTTGAAGAAGAAGCATCTGATCGTGCTTTTGAAGAGGAGGTAATGCTTGGTGGTTTTTCAACTGCACCTGTTAAATCTGAAGGCGGAGCCATCAGCTTTGATGATGCACAAGAAACATACACTGCTCGTTACACTCACGAAACCATTGCTTTGGCTTTCTCAATTACAGAGGAAGCAATTGAGGACAACCTATATGATCGTTTAGCTTCTCGTTATACGAAAGCTCTTGCACGTTCTATGGCTCAAACAAAGCAAATAAAAGCTGCATCTATTTTGAACAATGCGTTCAACACTGGTGCAAACGCGATTGGGGACGGCGCAGCACTATGCTCAAACGCCCACCCATCTCTGTCAGGTAACCAAAGTAATATCTTGGCAACTGCGGCAGACCTCAATGAAACCTCTTTGGAGCAAATGCTCATTGATATTGCAGGTTTTACTGATGAGCGTGGCCTTAAAATTGCAGTTAGCGGTGTGAAATTAATCATACCAAAAGAATTGCAGTTTATTGCAGAGCGAGTGTTAAACTCAAATCTACGTCCGGGAACAGCGGATAATGACGCAAACGCAATGAAGAACATGGGAATGATTCCTCAAGGCGCTGTCGTTAACCACTTCTTAACTGACACAGATGCGTATTTCATAAAAACAGACGCACCTAATGGGTTTAAGTATTTCAATCGTGCCCCAATCAAAACAGCCATGGAAGGCGATTTTGATACAGGTAATATGCGATTTAAAGCTCGTGAGCGTTACAGCTTCGGTGTATCCGACTGGCGCACTGTATTTGGAACTCCGGGCGCAGCCTAAGTTTCAATACATTTCAAACAGGGAGAGCCGCTTTTGCGGCTCTTTCTTTTT